GGGGTTGCGAGTGGTTGCTTTACTGGGTTATGTTTGCCAGTACTGGAAGCGGGGCGGGTGTAAAGGGAAGGCTCACCCTCTGCCCTTCCTTTAAAATTCACTTTGTAAAGTTGCGGAGCGCTCCAGCTGGTTTTGGTTTTGTTCCAGTAGAACGGGAAACGGGGAACGGATGACCGGAGCGCGGGAGCGGGAGCGGTGGAACAGGAGCGGAGCCCCTCAGAAAAAACGGCAAAAAATCTGAACCGGAAAAACTCAAACCGACCCCCACCCATAAAAATAAAATCAAGTTTTTTTTTAGGGATTGGCTGTGTATATGTATGTATTACCCAAACACTCTATACATCTAATATTTTTTATTACCTTTGTATATGGAAATAGAAGTTCACAACAGACTTAAAATAGGATTTGCATTAGGCTGGTCTTATTATCCTAGAGACAGGGAGTTTAATTATTCTGAAGTGACAATCTATTTAGGATTAATAAGTTTTAAAATAATGTATTAAGATGGAAGGACTAACTATAAAGAACGGCAGACTTGTAAACGAACGACCAGATGGAATGACTGGTATCCAACAGGCTGCTAATATGAAAAGAATTATTGATGAGAACCGCAAGATTAAAATGATTGCAGATGGAATCGAAAGAGCGGAATCTATGAAAACATTTAGAGGACTTCTCTAGATATTTAGTTTTATGTTGGTCAATGTTAAGGTAGCTTCGGCTACCTTTTCTATTTCTGGTACTTCAGGAAGTACATTAAACTTCAACCCAACAGACTATAATTATACTATATGTGTCGTTTTTGTTGTGTTAGTGTCGATAGTGTGTCGATTTTACGACAGTTAGTTTACTGATTATCAGGGCCATGTCGATTATGTCGATTTTATCTTTATATTATAATAATAATAATAATAATAATAATAATAATTATATATATATATATATAGGGAAATTTTTTTCGACACATTAAAAATTTATTTTTAAGGTTGTCTTTTCAAATAAAATGTTATAGCTTTGAGTTAAATTTAATTCAATTATGGAACAGGGAGGATACACGCCAAAGGAGCTACACTTTGCTCAAGAGGGACAATCAAAACTTATTAGTGGTATAACCAAGATGTCTAATGCTGTGAAGAGCACACTAGGTCCAATGGGTAATACTGTTATTATAGAATCACCGGAGCATACTCATGGAATAACGGTGACTAAGGATGGTGTAACAGTTGCTAAGTCAATTGCGCTTATAGACCCGGTAGAGAACTTAGCGGTACGCATGATGCGAGAGGCGGCTGACCGAACGGCGACCCTTGCGGGTGATGGTACTACTACGGCGATAGTACTGACAGAGGCGTTAGTGCGCTCGGGTATGGAGCTAATAAAAGAAGAGCATAATAAGACTGAAATATTGCGGGAGCTTTTATCTGAGACGAAAGAGCTTATAAAGAAATTAAAGAAGAACAGTCGAAAGGTTACCAAGAAGATGCTGACTGATGTGGCGACTATATCCGCCAACAACGACAGTACTATTGGTAAAATTATTGCCGACACTTATAACAAGGTTGGAGAGAATGGGATTGTGACAGTGGAGCGGTCTCAGACCTCAGAGACTTATAGTGAGACCACCGATGGGCTCAAGATAGACAGAGGGTATAGCTCGAACTTGTTTGTCAATAATCAAAAGAAAGATGAGTGTGTATTAGAGGATGTGCATATCCTTGTATCGGATGCGGAGATAACAAACCTGCTCACAATAGAGAACGTACTCAAGCCAATTATCCAAGAAGGAAAAAAAATATTAATAGTAGCGCCTTGTTCTACCAACGTCATAAACACCCTTGCGGCGAATGTGATGAAGAACAACTTGAAAATTTGTAACATAACTCCACCCTCCTTTGGTTACAAACAACATGAACTTATGCAGGACATAGCCCTGACAGTTGGTGCTACTTATTTTTCAGAAAAGACAGGAGACGATTTGAGTATCGTGGAGTTTAAAGACCTAGGCCATGCAGCAAAGGTTATTGTAGGCAAAGATTCTACTATAGTTATAAAAGATAATAAAGAGACTGAAGATAAGGTACAGGAGCGGGTTAAACAATTATGGGAGGCTCATGACCTAGCCAACAAGAAACCAGATAAGGATTTTATATTGTCGAGAATTGCATCGCTTACAGGCGGAATAGGTGTTATATATGTTGGCGGTAACACCGACCTAGAGCAGAAGGAACTTTATGACAGAGTTGATGACGCTGTCTGTGCGGTGCGCTCGGCATTATTAGAAGGCATACTCCCCGGTTCAGGGTTAGCCCTGTACAGTTTTTACGAAAAATACAGAGAACTAAGTTGCTGGGGGGAAGATATTTCTCACACAAAAAAAATTGCTTACGCAATTTTGGCCAGCGCACTGCGTGCGCCAATAAATCAAATTCTTGATAATGCAGGGCTGATGTTGGAAGCGATATACCCCATCGAAGACAATATTACCTATACTAGAGGTTATGATGTAAAGAACGGAGTCTACGGAGATATGTTCAAGCTAGGGATTATTGACCCTATGAAGGTTACAAAGACTGCACTTCAAAATGCAGTATCGGTTGCTATTACTATTTTATCTACTAACGCCATAGTAACTATGGCACGAAGCTACGAACAAAAATAAATATTATGGAATTAAAAAATCACAAAGAAGAAGAAAAAGCCGACAGATGGGCAGAGGATTTTTCAAATAAATTATTTGTAAGTAAAGACATCGGAGTAATGCAGGCAAACTCTGTTTATTTAGATGTAAAAAAAATTGTGCTTGATGCAATGTTAAGAACAAATAAATTAAGAAACAGTACATTATAAAGAGTAATCATGAACTGGCAGGAGATACTAGTAGGAATAATTTTCTGGGAGCTTTTCAAGTATATTATTATTAAGTGGTGGTACGAAATATTTAAGAACAAATAATATGGATGGCCAAGCATTTACATATTGGAAATTTGACAAAGCACTAGATGATGAGATGTGTCAGCGCATTTTAGATTTAGGGATAAATAAATTTAATAAAGCAACAATCAACGGAGGAGATTTAAAAAAAATTAGAGATTCGTCTATTGTTTGGTTAAATGAACAATGGTTATTTGATGTAGTTTTTTCATATATGGTCGCAGCAAATAAAAGCTCTGGTTGGAATGTAGATGTTGATGCCGCAGAATTTATGCAACTTACCAAGTATAGAAAAAAAGGTTTTTATGGCTACCACAAAGACGGCGGAGGGTTTGATGTTTATGACTTGCCTGACTCACCTCTTTTACACAACAAATGTAGAAAGCTTTCTATGACCGCTCTTCTTAATGATGAATTTGAAGGCGGTGAGTTTGAGTTTTATAATACACCTCCATTAAAAATGAATAAAGGCGATATTATATTCTTTCCTTCTTTTGAATTACATAGAGTAAAACCTGTCACAAAAGGCGTTCGCCATTCTTTAGTAACTTGGTTCTTAGGACCTCAATACAAATAATATGAAGCAAACAATTTTTTATCAAGCTTCTCTTCCGAGAGCAGGGTCAACACTACTCCAAAATTTGGTAGGTCAAAATCCTAAATTTCATGTCACTCCAACTTCAGGAATGATTGATATGGTTCTTGGTGCTCGCGTTGGATATAATGAAAATACAGATGCTAAATCAGGAGATGCTGAACAATGGAAGAAATGCTTTTATTCTTTTTGCGCAGAAGGTTTAAAAGGATATGTTTCTGCATTAACAGACAAACCTTACATTTTAGACAAGAACAGAGTGTGGAGTTCTTATTATTCACTTTTAAATGAGATAATTCCTAAACCTAAAATAATATATATGGTTAGGGATTTAAGAGCTGTATTTGCCTCTATGGAAAAAAAGTTTAGAGCAAATCCCGATATTAACGATGGGACTCGTAATAATAATACTTTAGAAGGAATTACTACACAGCTTCGAGTAGAAAAATGGGCCGTAAGACAACCTATTGGATATTCTATAAATAATTTAAGCCAATCGTTTTTGGAGGGATACGCTCAGAAATTTTTTTTTATTCGTTATGAGGATTTGTGTAATAACCCAGAGCCGGTGTTAAAAGATATGTATGAGTTTTTAGAATTAGATT